TTCTTCCGCAGATCCTCCGCTGCCCCGCTCAAGCCCATGAATCCATGCGAGCCCACCAAACATCATTCGGTCGGTCGTAATACGTTTATTAACGAAAATCACATTAGGCACAAAAGGGAACGTTAAGCTGCACGGATTATTAACCCCATATGTCCCTGTCCCCACATAGCTGCCGGTGGCGATTTGGACGCTGCCATTGTTTTTCATCCAGCCCATCAGATCGGCCAGCGTAACCTTTTTCCCGGTCTTGGCGGATATATCGCCCAAAGCTAGGATATCGCCCGTGGCAATCCCCGAGGCGGCCAGCGCCCCGGAGCCGTTGAGCAGTGCATATAGTGCAGCCGCTGCTGTATTCGCACCTGTGCCCCCTTTACTGATCGGCATGATGGGCAAATCAGCCGAACCATGGGAGTGACTGGCTGGGGCTGCGCCTACCTCCGATGGAGTATATTTGGGCTTGCTTGCGGCTTTAGCCCACGAAAAAACATCGCTGGCAGGCATAGAGGCCGGAAAATCGCTGATATCCGACTTTGTGTGCTTGTGCGCAGAGGGGGGCATAGTTGCGGGCAAATCTTTGGTGGTGTGGGTATGGCTTTTCGGCGCTGCACCAATATCCGCAGGAGTAATGGGATCACTCCCGGTCGCAGCATGGGCAGCTGCGTGCTTGCTCGCCGCATAGTCCAGCAAAGGCAGCTGACCCGCTACCACCTTCCCTGTTTCAGGATCTAGGTCGGCTTTGTTGGGATGGGCAATAGAATTGCCCTCGTGAAGTCTTATAATCTGCATCACATTCTCGGAAGTCATATACAGCGGGTTTCCCGAGGCGTCAAAAGTGATTTTATCAGCTTCTTCCGTTTTTACCAGGATTTTTATTTGTTCGCAAATAATCATACCATCTTCAGCGAGCCCCAGGTATTCGCATTCCGGGCCCGCGTTGTCGTAGAGGTATGCCCCTTCCTGACGTGTGTCTGGGTCTCTGGCCATCAGGGCCAGTTCCCGATATGAAAATCCTTGCAGTATTTTTCGGTTGTCCAATGTTCCCACGGCGGCAGTTTGCCCACCTTCATCAACGATCATCACAGAGTCAATTGGAATAGACAGCCGTTCATGAATCAGCGTGGTTCTATTGACCATAGAATCGTTGTCCAGCAGTCCGTCGCCTAAAGCAATACGAGTAAAATGGATTCCTTTACCCTGCCGGGACTTAGCCTCTAAATTTCTGCCGAAGGTAGTGAGCTTCATTCTGGTAAAAGCCATATCTGTCACTCCTGTTCAATGATAACTATTCTGCCGGATACCCTGGCTGCGCCTAGATAGGCGGTTCCTGGATAGCGCTGCTGTTTGGATAGGGACAGCAGTGTCCGGGCTGGTTTGATTTTATTTAGTTCTTGGAGCAGCACGCCATGGTCGTCCAAGACAATATTGCCGCCTACGAAAAAAACTGTCGCCTCTGCCCAATGTTCCGGGTCAGGATTTTTGATAATTTCTACATTGTCATAGCCGAAAGATTTTGCTAAATACCGTATGCCTTCATTCAGCCCTGCCTTCTCAGAGATAACCCCCTTCATTGCCAACCGGGTTCGATAACTTTTAATGGTTTCACCTTTTAGGCGAGCCATGTCCCGATCCTGACCGTGAACAGGGAGCATAATATCGCTGCACGTGAGTACGGCGCTTTCTTCGCGAACCCTGAATATATCTTTCTTCATTTGGTCGAACTGCCGGCCAATCACTTTGAAGAAAATATAGAACTGATTGGCCTTTTTTGTTACTTTTCTTAGCGGGCCAAACAGCAGGCGGAACATATATTCACCAAAGCTGTTAAACATGAATTATACCCCCTGGACGGTAACAGAGACCGCACTTGGAAGGATGATCTTGTCCTCCTCCAAAAATACATCCTCAGCCGGATCCGTAACAATAACATTTCGGACGCTGGGCACTGCGCTTTTCACCTTATGGATCAGATCAGCATGAGTCAACTCATTGAGCTCCCTGCGTTGACGGATGCGAAGCAGATCAGTGACCGCAGACGCCACGTGCCCCTCAATTTCCGTTTGATTGATGACGGAAGATACGGTCACTGTCAATGCGATGGGCTGGTAGACCGTTTCGGCACTTTTGACCAGAACATCATCATCGGGCGCTTTAATCTTCTCACATGCTGCGCGCACCTCGTTGAGCAGCGCTTCGGTAGCGCTGCCAGCCTCAGATGTGATGATAACGTCAATCGTGCCTTGCCCCCGGGGATGCTGATCCTTAACTGTAGCATAGAGAACGCCATTCACTGACTCGCAGACATTGACATAGGTATCATGTATGGCTACAGTGGCCAGTTCTGCCCAGGAGCGCAGGCAGCGGCTACGAAGGCTATCATCGGATTCTGTGTCGCTGCCTTCCCGCTCAATCCATCCCCGTCCATTGGAAATGACGACTTCCCCCAGATAAGTGAGGGTGCTTGCAATCTGCCCTTCAGGTATGTTGTAGCGGCTTCCTTCTTTCTCCGCCTCAACCAAAACGTCAACGGACAGCATACCCCTTTGCAAGACAGCGGGCTCCAGGGCAAAGAACCGAAGATCTTCTCCATTGATATCCCGGATAGTTTTAAACACAGTCCCTTTAGGAACCTTTACCGCTTCCCCATCAGTTACAGTCCGGGAAACCGTCACATATCCCCTTGCTTTCTGTGCCCGCTTTCTTTTTTTAGAAAAATCTGCGGCTTTAATGTCCAGCCAAAGTCCCGTGGCATGGCTTACAGAACAGTGATTAATCACAGTGCGCAAAAGAATTGCCAGCTCAATTCTAATGCGGAGAACTATCATCAGGATGGTATAAAATATACCGCCTGAGTGAAAGTTTGTAATAACGAAACCTTCCTGTTTCAGTTCTTCGACCTCCGCGTTTTTCAACCCTTCCAAATCAGGTATAGGCAAAACAGCATCAAGGGTCTCTTTATCAATCATACCATGCGCACCTCCACACTGACCGCGCCGATCATAAGGGTAAGCGTCCGGGCCGTCTCCTCCTCGTCAAACTGAAAAGAACAATGCAGGACAAAGGCATTGTCCTCGAAGCTGACGGCCACCTGTATGGTCTCAGGGCGGATGACCTCGCGCCGCTGCAAGCCGACCCGGGCCCGCTGCGCGATCTCCAGGCGGGTGAGGTCGTCGTCCTCGGACTGGATGAAGTCATAGAGGCCCCACCCGAAAGCCGGGTCGTAGAAAAGGTCACCTGGCTGCGTGAGGGCCTCAAGGATGATGTTTTGATAGAGGCACTCGAAGCCGGAGCAGAGGGGAGCATCACCGTCCGCCGCTTGTGTGAGCTGCCACTCATCCGAGAGCCGGATATCCGTATCTGTCAGGCCCGTCATAGCTTTACCTCCCTAATGATTGCCGGTGTGTCCCCATAAGCCATTGCCACGGAGACGAAGGCCCCGGCCTTGAGCTGGAGCCGGGAACGGATATCCGGGAAGGCAGGGAAGGATTCGTCCACGTTCCCCCAGCGGTCAACGACCTGGAGTGTGTACTCATACCAATGGGCGGTGATGTGCCCCTGGTATCTCGTGCCTGTCTCATCGTTATGGATGACGAGGCCGTTATAGTCGAACGTCTCGTCAAGCTGCGCCGCCTTTGTAACAACAGCGTAGAGCGCAGCGGACGACTTGAGGAAGGGGTAGTCTTGGGCGATAACCTTATTGATGACCGCCTTCACCATCTCCTCAAGCATGGTCTCGCCCCCTTCTTAGAAGTAAATCTTTGTGCGGATGAAACCCTCGTCATTGGTGGCCGAGACAACCTTTATGACCTCCTGCTCCCCGCCGATCTTCGGGTGTATGATGTTGATCTTGTGGGAGTGCCGGACGAAGGGGGCGGAGACTGTCTCCAACTCCCACACGCCCCCGAGCCGGGTGAGGTTAATGATGTTGACACCATACTCGAACGTATAGATTTTCTGCTGCTCCGGGTTCTCGCCCCAATAGAAGATACCGCCCGAGAAAAAGAACCGCTTCTTGGTGTTCCATGCCGCATTGACAACGTTGATCGCCTGAACGCCGGACATCTGCCGGATAGGGAGCTTCTTGCGTGTGGGGAAATGCTGGACGCTGAGTTTTTTCTTGTCCACCCCAGCCTGTGTGAGAATGTAAGAAATAACCTCTTGCGGGGTAGCATCGAGGAATGTATTGTTAATCTGCGTATCCTCAAGGCGCAGCATTTCGTCTTTGAGTGTGATCTCGTCGACTCCGCTGCCCTTGTTATAGGGGCAGGTGACGAAGCCCGTGAACACTTCCTCCATGATGCCGTCATAGCCGAGCTCAATCACGGCTGGGGCTTTCCGGGCAAGACTGATCTCCGATTGAAACCCCTCTGTGAACCGTATCTTCGCCCAATCGAAGTATGAGGACTTCGCCGAGAATATCTCAAACTTGATGCCCGCGTCCAGTGTGTAGGGCCCGGCCCGGACGGCGATCTGCGGGTAGAATAACTCAAGCGTTTCCATGGTTTGACTGTCTCCTTCTTAGAATGGCATCGCGGCGATCCTCTGCAAACCTGCGATCCCGGACGCGGTGACAGTGTCAGAGGCAGGGGACACGCCCCGGCCTGTTGCGAGGTAGCCCTTGTATTCCGTGGAGAGGCCGCTTGGCGCTGCACCGCCCCCGGAACTGCCGGTGGCTTTGTTTTTGGAGCTTGCCTTCGTTGCTTTGATGGTCTGCGGGACATATTCCCAAAATTCGAGGGAGACGGTGATTTGCTCCTTCTTCGCCTCGGCCTTGTGAGAAAACCCCTTAAAGAGAACTTTATCGACGCCATGCTTGGCTGTGTCTTCGCTGACAATGGGGATAGGCTGCGGGACAGTCTGGCCCGGCTTACGGAAAATCGCTCGGATGACTTCGAGCGCCTGGTATTTTGTCCTGGCCGGGGTGTCGTCGAGGACGAGCTCGACGGTGATCTTCGCGTCCTCGTAGCCCGTCGCTTGCTTCGGCTTTGTGGCGCTGCCTTCGACTTCCTGCTCGTCGATCTTCGCGGACTCCTTGACCTCAATGCTTTTAACAAGGCCAGGGAGGACGACGCCGTTCACTTTGACGAGTTGGTCTTCGACATATATCACGGTGCGTCCTCCCTTCCCTTACATTATGACGGCCTCGGGGTCGTCCGCCGTCTCTTCGCTGCCGTTGGCGGTGGCGAAATCCTCGACCTCTTTCAATATCGCGAGAAGCTGCTGTAGGTCTTTGATCTTCTTGAGGTCGACGGGAATGAACAGCTTTTGAATGATGACTTGTTTTGACCCGCCGCTTTCGCTGGAGCCGACGCCCTTGCTATCCTCGCTCTTCTTGCTCTTGGAGAAGGACACCTTTTTCACAGCCTCCTGGGGGACGGTCGGCTTCGGCCTGTCGGCGTCCGCCGCCTGCGCCATGTCGCATGGTATGGGTTCGATTGCCGGGTTGAGCGAGGTCTTCTCAAGGACATTGTTCGCCACAGCGAGGCCCTTCTCAATGGCTTGGGCGGGGGCGTTAGAGGCTTTCTCAAGCCCGCCCGCATAGGTCGTCATCGTCCTCTGACCCGAGAGCGTCAGGGTCGAGAGCGGGCCCTCTTTGGCGTCGGAGAAGGGGAGCATATTTCGGATGCGCTGCAAGCCGCCCTTGACCGCGTCGACCGCGCCCGTGAACGCCGACTTGATACCGTTTGCAAAGGTCGAGACGACCTTTTTCCCGGACTCGAAGAACCACGAAACGGCCCCTGTGACGGTGTTTTTAACGGCGGTGATCCCATTGGAGAAGGCCGTCTTCACGCCCTCGAAGCGCTCCCGGACGCCGGAAGCGATATTCATCACCCCGGCGACGAATTTGTCTTTGATAGCTGTGAGCCGTCCGCCTGTGAGATTATCCAGGAATGTAAAACCTGCCGTATAATAGCCTTTCACGCCTTCAATCGCCGCCGCTGCCGCGCCCCGTATTCCTCCGCCGTGTGATTCGTAGGCAGAGCGCATATTGCCGAGCTTCTCGGCGACCGTGTCGCGAGCTGCCCCCATAACGGAGCCGATCACGTTGCCGATGCCGGAGAAGATCGCCTTCGCGGTCTCGAACGCTGCGCCCAGCTTCTCGCGGAAAAAGTTGAGGATATTGTTGACGAGATTTCGGAACCACTCGCATTTGTTATAGAGCAGCACGATCGCCGCTATCAGGGCCACGATACCGATGACGACCCATGTGACCGGGTTTGCCAGGAGTGCCGCCGTAAAGCTCCAAACGCTGCCTATGAGCGGCGTGAGCGCCCCTTTCACAAGTAGGAACCCCGCCTTGAGCATCTTAAATGCGGAGACCGCCTTTGTGATGACAAGGCCCACGCCGCCCACCACGGCGGCAACGGTGCCCGCTATAGTGAGGAACCCGCCGATCGCAAGCACGACAAGCATAATGATCTTGACGAGCTCCTGGTTCTCCTCTATCCATGTGCCGACCTTTGTAAGGACGTTTTCTCCGGCACTCATAAGGTCGTTAATTGTGGGGAGGAGCGAGTTCCCGATGGACTCCTTGACGTTCTGGATGCGCTGCGTGAGCCGTTCAAACCGTTCCGGCTCCGTCTCGTTGATCGCGTTTGCCATCTCGGTCGCGACGCCTGTGCCGGAGCCGAGGGCGTCGTACATATCGAGGATGTTGCCCTGTAGGTCGTCGGTCTTGCTGTAGAGCAGGTCGATCAGGGCCACGGCCTCAGTGTCCCCGAACGCCTTTTGAAGCTCCATCTTTTCGGCTGCGTCCATGGTCTCGCCGAATTTGCCTCGGAGCTGATCCAGGATTTCGGGCATTGACAAGAGCTGGTTGTTCGCGTCCGTGAAGGACAGACCCAGGGCTTCGCCGCCCTTCGCCGCCGAACGCAAAAATGCCTTGTACTTTGTGCCCGCCTCGCTGCCGCTCATAGTGGCCTGTAGCATTCCCAGGATTGAGAGCTGCTCCTCGAGGGGGACATTGGATGTGGTAGCCGACGCGCCGAGGGTCTGGATCGCGCTCGCCATCTGCGATCCGTCCGTCTTGAACTGTTGCACCGACCGGGCAATGCCCGCCGAGAACATCTCCCCAAACTCCAGGTCGGTGAGATCGTCATAGTAGCCCTTATAGATGCCGTAGCCTGTGGCGAACAGGGACGTCATTTCCCCGGTGGTGGATTTCGTGGCCTTTGCCGTCAGACCCGCGAGGGCCGTGTAGTCTGCCACGCCTTCGTCGGAGAGGGTGGCAATGCCGCTCTTGATATCATAGGCCGCGCTGATGAAGTCGGCCTTCGTCGTCCCGGCCCATTGGTCGCTAAAGCTCCGGGCCGCGTTCTCAACGGCTTCCAGGTCTTTCACGCCCAGCGAAGCGAGCTCGCCGATCGCCCGGCGCGTCTCGAAGGTGGCCTCAACCGGGGCAAGGACAGCCCCGGTGATCTGTGAGCCCATCTCCTGCATGACCGCCCCCGATTTCGCCACATTGCCGAAAGTAGCGCCGAGGGCGTCCATTTTGGACACGTTGGCCCCCACCCGGGAGGCAACGCTCGCCATAGGCCCGGAGAGGTTGTCGACCATGTTCATGACGAGGGATAGTTTGAAAACAGACTCTAAACTCATTGTGACCGCTCACCTCCTTCTCGTAGTTTGGAGGCTGTCCGAAGAAACGACCGCGCCGCCCGGGTCAGTCCTGGGAGAAGACCTCGGAGATTGCCCGGGCGACGATGTCTTGCTCGAGCTGCTGGATGAACCTCGCCTTCGCGAGATAGTCCAGCAGCACGTCGAAGTCGTCGATCGTTTCGGGGTCAAAGTGCTCTAAAAGAGGCGGGGGGACATAGCGGTATATCTCGAGAAGGGCGCTTTCCGTCACGCTCTCCCTTATCCCCGCGACCTTCTCTTTTAGAGCTTCTTCAAATTTACGTCGTTGCCGAGGCCCATCAGCTCGCCGAGCTTGTTCCCGATCGTGATGGAAATGCCGGGGTATTCCTCCATATCGGCGATGAGCCGCTCCCGGTCTTCGTCGACGACCGAGTCCAGAATGAAGGCTTTGCTCGCCTTGGAGATGCCGACCTTCGACATGGTCTTGACGAAGCGGTCGTAGACGGGAACGGGGGGCCGCTTGAAGCGGTAGTTGAGCTCCTGATCGTTCTCGTCGTCGACGGGGACGGAGATACCGACCTCGTAGACCTTGCCGTATTTCTGCTTCATGGCCTCGGTGGTGTCCAGGCCGGGGGCTCCGTTCTTCTTCTGATCTTCCATGTGTTAATACCTCCGTTTTTCTCGATTATCTTGAGAAGGCGTGGGCCCGTTAAACGGGCTCGACGCCGTCCTCCACAATGCCGCCGACGATCATGAGGTCGATGTCGACGGAGAGGGTCTTGTCGCCCTGGGCCGCTTTGTGACTGCGTTTGACGAACACGACCCTCTTGAGCTCGTCGATGCGCGTCCGGCCTCCGGGGTTGGCGTAGGAGACGACCACGGAGGGGAGCTCCACGCCGAAGAAGGGCTTTCCCGTGGCCTTGCAGTAGTCCAGGACGTCGTCATAGTCGTCCCGGAGCATGGACATCTTGCCGGACGCCTTATAGTTGCCCTTGCCGTAGCCCCGGGGGCGGTTGCCTCTGCCGTAGGACTCCTCCATCTCCTGTTCGTCGTCGTAGCTGATCTCCTGGACGACGAGGTTCAGGCCGGGGATTTTGACGTCGACGTCGCCCCATCCGTAGTTGATACCGTTGACTTTGATGCTCATAGGGTTCTATCCTCCTTCCGTTAGGCGCTGGGCCGACGCCGGGCGAGGTTGATGTAGACCTCGCGGATGTAGCCCCGGGACAGGTAGCGGATTTTCGTCCGCATAGTCTCGTCCTCGATGAAGGTCTCCTCGTGCCCGTCCATGAGGATGATCTCGGCGGCGCTGATCTCCTTCGCGTCGATCATACGCTGCAACGGCTCAAAGAGGAACTTGCACCGAGTTTCAAGCTCGCCCTGGATGTCCTCGAGGTCGATGTCGTCGTTCATGAGGTCGAGGCCCTTCTTCCGGGTCTCCCGGATGATCTTGTTCAGAACGCGGACGTCCTCGGCGTAGCGGTAGTCGCTGCCGTCCGGGGAGAGCATCTTCGTGTGATAGACGAAGTAGTCGTCCTTCCCGTCGTACTCCCGGAAGGTGAGGAAGCCCGCGAGGTCGAGGAGCTCGATGATGTCGTTGTCCAGCTCCACGGGGAGCGTCTGTTCGAGCTTCGTCTTGCGGATGCCGAAGCCCGCCTCCTCCCGGGTCTTGCCGATGGAGGTCTGGACGCTGGACTTCGCATAGAAGCCGGAGACGAGGCCCGCGAGGTTGACGATCTTCGTCGACCCGTCCAGCTTGACGAGACGGCCCCAGGCGGTGACGACCTGGATGTTGTAGTTCCTCACCTTCTTCGCCTTCGCCTCCATCTCGAGGGCCCAGTCGGTGAGGTCGCCCTCCTCGGTGCCCCCGCCCAGGACGGGGCCAGCTCCGCCGCCCTCGCTGGGCGTGGGGAACGCGGCCTCCATGACGAAGAACATCGGCTTATGGAAGACCTTGAAAAGCTGCTCTTGCGCCTCGCCGACCGCCTGCCAGAGGGCGAGATCGCTCTCGCCGACAATGTGAACGAACTCATATTCCTCGGCGAAGTTCTGGAGCTTCGTGATCGCGTTGAGGACGTCCCCGTTCGTCATGGTCGGGGCGGTGGTGTTGAAGGTGTAGGTGTCGTTCACGAGGAACGAGCTCGGCTTCTGATCTTCGTCCGCCGCCTCGGCGAACGTGAGCTTGAGTCCAGTCCCTGCGATCTCATACTCGCCCGTCACGGGGACGGTGATCTCATCGGTGAAGTTGCTCCCGCCGTCGATGGAGACGGCGAAGGCGGCGGAGTTCAGTCCGCCCTGGGCGGTGATCTTCACCACGACGGAGAAGGCGTTCGTCGGGGAGCCGTCGACCGTCATCGTGCCGCCGCCGTCGCCTGTCCGCGTGACCTCGCCCAGCTCGCCCGCCGTGGTAGCGGAGACGGGGAGGCAGTAGATGCGGTTCGCGCCGAACTGGACGGAGTCCATGACGGCGTCGGCCAGGGGGGACAGGCCGAGGCGGCTCTTGATCTGCGCGGCGTCCATGGCCCCCGTCACGGCGATGGGGGTGTCGGAGACCACGGGGGAGACGCCGATCTTGAGATGCCGCCCGTCGCCCGTAGCGGTGGCGAAGCCGAGGTTCTTGTCTTTGACTTCGTGCTTGACGTCTCGGAGCATTACTTCCTCGCCTCCTTCTTAATGGCCCCGCCCATGGGGGCCGAGGTGAACTTCTTGACCGCCCCGAGGAACTCAGCCTCGGTGACGGACTTCCCGGGCTTCCAGCCCTGCGCGGCGCATACGCCCGCAAAGACGGCCCGGGAGATGTTGTGTTTCATACGAAGCCGACCGACCTCGGTAAATTCCTCCGGGGTTCTGGGCCGCTGCTCCGCCGTTGCCGGGCTCTCGGGCCCGGTCGGTTTCCTGTTAGCCATTGATAGGCTCCTCCTCTCCGTTGTTTTTCTGAACTGTTGTGATCTCGATGTTGGTGAGCGGGCCGAAGCCGGTGTCCCTGTAGAGACCGCCGCTGAATGTGATCATAACCCTGACGGCGACCCTGGCCTTGAGGATGGAGTCCTCCTCGTCTGCCCATTCCGCGTCCTCGGCCTCAATCGGGACAAAGTTGCCATTGACCCATATGCCCCGGTCGAGGCTTTCGAGGAACTTTTCAAACAGGGCCTCCACGGTGTCGTCGGAGTAGTCCCCAATTATCACGGCAAACGTGAGATCCCGGTCGAAGACCTTCCGCCTTTTTTTCTGCGCTCCCTGTTGGTCTCTATAAATTTTTTTGGAGCCGTTTCGGGCGATGGCCTCTTTGTCGAATATGACCGCGCTGACATGGCTCTCCTGACTTTTCTCCAGGCGCTTCATTGCCGTGTAGGGCTTGGATTTGACCCCCGCCTCCTTGAGCTTCGCAAGCAGATATGCCTTGCTTTCTGCATAGAGTGACATTTATCCACCCTCCCCGATGAACTCCTCGACGGTGGCCTTGATCTCCTGCATATCCCCCTCCGAGAGGCCCAGGAAGGGACGGGCGGGGATTTTGACCTTGACTTGCTTCTTCGTGACCCATTGACCGCCCACCTGGAAGCGGAGCCCCTTCCGCGTCTTCGCCCGGATAGTCCGCCCAGGCTCGCCGAATTGGTGCGTCGCTGCGTGTTTGGTGTTGGTGCCGACCACGAAGCCCTTCTCGTCCGAGTAGGACTTGATGGAGTTTCGGAGCTGCGCGGTGTCGATGAGGGTCTTCCCGCCCACGGTTGCGGCCCGGATGGAGGTCTTCCACCTCTTGCCGTCTGGGCCCTTACTTTGCCGGAACCGCTCAAGCGTAGACTCTCGGGCGGTCTCGGCGAGGGCTGCGTTGAGGTTCTTCTTGTCGAGCTCCGAGTAGGCCCTCATTCTGCGAAGCAGCGCGGAGACGTCGCCGTCGAGCCGTATGCTTGTTCCTGCCATGGGACTACATTCCCTTCATGCTGCCCCGGCTGAAAAGCCGGGGGTTCGACTTTGCCGCGAAGCCTGTCGCGGCGGCGGAGGCCGGGTCGTCGCCATCCTCCCCGGTGCCGATGTTGACCTTCCCCTCGGCGACGAGGGTGAGGAACTTGATCGCCGCGTTGTAGCGGTTGAGGTAGTTCTTCTCGGCCTCACCCTCGTCAATCCCGATGCGGGAATAGAGGTTGTAGATCGCGATGTCCTTCGAGAACTTGTTCAACACTCTCGGAACCGGGTCGAAGGGGACTTTGTAGCGTTTGGCGAGGTAGCCGTCGATCTCGGCGTCGGCGTCGCCGATCGCCATGTCGATGATGGGGCCGATCTTCGCCTCGCGCTCGGCCTCGTCCTCCTCGAAGGTGTCGCCGATGATGGCGTTGAGGGCGTCGTCCTTGAGCATTTCCCGGACTTCTGCCCTTGTGCTGTAGCTCATGGAGCTCCCTCCTTATGCGGGGCTTACGCCTTGGCGCTGCCGTCGCTGCCGTAGGCCATCTGCCAGAACCCGAAGCCCGCGTTCCCCCGGCTGTCCGCGCCGTAGAGGAACTGCTTCTTCATGAAGACGTTGTCGTCGGTCTCGGCGGTCTTGCTCACGAACTTCGCCTTCTTCCGCTCCTGGTAGATGAGGGGCTTGAGGGGGCGGGAGGTGGAGAACAGGAACCACGCGGAGTCATGCCCGGCGAGCTGGGGGACGACGAGGGGCTTCGCGGTGCCCTGCATCGTGTTCCTGCTGCCGTTGATGAAGTCGGCGACGAGGATTTCCCGGGCCTTCGCCTCGAGGGCGGGCGGGACGACGAGGAGGTCGGGGACGATGTTCATCGCCCGGCCCTTCGCGTTGGTGAGGCTCATCATGCCCGCCCGGGCCGCGATGTACGCCTCAAGGGAGAGCTGCGCGGTGCCCTTGTTGGAGACGGTCTTCTTGCCGACCTTGTGGGCGTCGGAGAAGAACGCCTCGCCGTCGTAGCACTTCACGGAGAAGCCGGAGGCCAGCAGCGCGAAGACGAGCTCGTCGGGGTGCATGGCGGCGGACTGGGCAAGCATCTCGATCGAGGGGTTGTAGAGGCTGATCTTGTCGTCCTCGATCGCGTTCCGATCAATGCCGACCGTGAGCTCGAAGTCCTTGTTCTTGATGACGTAGCCGGAGGCGGCGAGGTTCTGGATTTCGCGGTCGCCGATCCACTCCCTCATTCCGGGGATGTCCCCGAGCCAGGCGTAGGTCTCGGCGTCCGTGGTGGACGGGGTGACGGTGGCGATCTGCTTGTAGAGCGGCTCGACCGTGGTGAGGGCCTTGTTGAACAGGGTGTTAAACCCGACATAAATGCCCCTCAAATTCTGGGGATTGACAATCATGATCTATTTCCTCCTATTCTCGGATTTCAGGACGCGGCGGCGGGGGCGGTGAGGCCGAAGCCCATCTCCACGGCGACGCCTTCGTCGTCCACCCGGACGACAAGGCCAGCCACGGAAGCGCCCGTCGCGGTCTTGGTGACGGTCTGATCGTCCTCGATGTAGCACGGGCCCAGGATGTCGGCGGGGCCGACCTTGTTCGCGGCGGTGCCGCTGTTGTCGAAGACAAAGACGCCCCGCTTCACCCGGACGACGGCCTCGCCGTCCTTCCCGGTGTTCTCAACGGTCTCCTCGGCCCGGCCCGCCGCCTTGAGCGCCGCCGCCTTCTTGCCGGGGATGGCGTAGCCGTCCGCGTCGATCGCGACGATGGAGCCCTGGAAGATCGTGGTCGCCGCCTTGACGGGGAGCGCGATCGAGGTCGCGCCGCTCGCGATCTCATTAGTGTCTCTCGGTGCTGTCAGTTTTGCCATGGTCTTACTCTCCCTTCATTCCGTACTTCTTGACGTCCTCGGCGCTGATGCCGAGCTGCTTGCAGACGAGGAGCGTCGCCTCGTCGACCTCGTCGGCCTTGAGGGCCACGGACGCGGAGCCGCCCACGTCGCCCATGGGCACGACCTGGGGGGCCTTCTCCACGAAGCCCCGGAAGTCGTCCAGGCTCTTGAGGGCGTAGCCCTTCGCCCAGTCCCGCTGCGCCGGGGTGATCTTGCCCGCCTTGAGCGCCATCTCGACGGCCTCCTCGGCGTCCCGGTCGGCGAGCTTCGCTTCCAGGCTCTTGACCTGCTCCACGAGGTTGACGCCGCCGATGTTGCCGCCCTTGAGGGCCATGATCGCCGCCGCCACGTCGGCGGTCGCCGCTCCGGCCTTGAGGCCCAGCAGCTCACAGACCTCCTTGTTCGCGACGACCTTGTCGTCCTCCGGGGGCTGCTGCTTCGCGGCCTCGGCGGCGCTCTCCTTGAGGCTCTTGTTCTCCTCGACGCAAGCCTTGAGCGCCTCGGCGACCTGTTCCTCCGTGGCGTCCTCGCCCAGGCCCAGCAGCGCCGCGAGCTGTTTCAAAAACTCGTTCATTTTGCTCGTTCCTCCTTCAAAGTTGGTAGAATTGACGATTGCCTCCATGTGCTCGACCGCTGGTGTGTTGGTGAGCGCGATAGAGTGTAAGCCCATCGCCTTATTGTCCGATTTGCGGACGGTGATAACCGGGGAATGATAGCGGTATTCCCTGTTTGCGAGGTACTCCTTCGCCCTGGGCGTCCACTCGACCCGGGCCTTGATCTTCCCGTCGTCGAGGAAAAGCTCCTTCACCCATCCGGCGGCGGGTGCCTGTTCCCCGGTGAGGGTCTGGTGTTCGTAGTCGATAACAAGGTCGACGCCGCGCTGGGCGATCTGCGCCTTCATTGCGGCAAGGCTCTCCTCATCGACATTGAAGTCCCCCTTCGCGCTGGTGACGTGGCCCAGGGGGAGCACGGAGATGATCTCCGGGGCCCCGCTGATCTCCACCTCACCGCTCTTGAGGGTGAGAAAACCCTTCATTGACTTGTGTCCTCCTTCGCTCGCTGTTCCTTGCCCTTATAACGCCGTTAAAAGGCGTTATAACGGCCTGTCCACGGCTACCCTATGGAATTACCCTCCCGGCGTCCCCCCATGCGCCCTGGGCCGCTTTACGGGCCTATGGTGCGGGGTTCTCCTTTTCCCGGTTTTGGTATGCCTTTACAAGCGCCTCGGGGTAGCCTTTGAGGTCGGGGGAGAACTTCACCTTTGCCGGGTTGGTGCCGAAGTGGGGGTCGGGGGCAATCGCCGGGAACTTGTCCTCCACCTTGAGCTCCCGGGCCTCGACCTGCCGCTTTGAGAGCGTCCGCACGGTGCAGCGGCAGCGGAAGCCGTTCGGGGGGAACCAGGTATTCCAGACGGGATGATCTGCCGGGAATACCTTCCCGTCCATGGCGAGATGGCTCGGGCGGGTGTGGGTGTCGTTGACGGCGTCATACTGCCAAAAGGGGCGGAGCTTCATGACGCCCGGGTCTGTCATCTGTTCGTAGTGGCCCACATTGTAGGCCGTCTGTATGTTGGTACGGAAGATGAGGTCGGCTTGCAAGGGGTCGAGCCCCTCGTAGCCCTCGGCCTTGAGGAAGTCGTTCATGTTCTTCCTAAACTCCGAGAAGGTGTTCCCGTCTTCCAGGGCGGCGAGTATCTCGTCATAGAACCGCTTGAGGATTTGCGCCTTCGTGTAGCCGGAGACGGTGAAGGCGAGGCCCCGGTATTGCTCGGCGATGCGGTAAAAGACCTCCGCCGTGACCGGGACGCGGCCCTTGAAGTAGTCGACGGCCTCCTCGAAAGTCATGTCCTTCCGGGAGAATACGCTCTCAATTCCGTCCATGTTCGAGCGCCCTCCCCTCGAGGTCGGCGTAGATCATGACCTTTTGAAGCAGCTCCTCGACGTCGGTGACGTCCATCTCCTTGAAGACGGCGGCGACGGTGTCGGTGTCCTCCATCATGTCCCGGAGCTCCTCGAGGCTCTCGGCCTTCTCGAGTAATTTGAGAACGGGGCCGAACGTCTTCTTGAAGGTGCCCGCGCTTTTCTTGATGGCGACGTCTGCAAGGAGATCGACGCGCTCCTGCGTTCCGTGGCCCGGTTCGCCCCCGGCCTTGAGGCTGATTGCGCTCATGGGCGGCGTGTGCTTGAAGGGGAGGCCCCCGAAGCCTGCGTTCTGCTGGGGCGGCTGCGCGATCTCCTCGCCGCCCTCCGGCTTCGGGATAGAGAACTTCTTGTAAATGTACGAGGTCGGGACTTTGAGCCCCGTCTTCTCGATGAGGGTGCCGATGATGTTCGCCGTCTGTTCCAGGTCTTCCGACTCCTCTGCGTCAAAGCGGATATAGGGGACGCGGGTGTCGTCCCCGAAGTTGAACAGGACGAGGGGGCGGATGAGGTCGCGCCGGAGCGTGGCGGCGAGGGCCTTGCAGTCGGCGACGGTGAGATCGTGGCGGACGTCGTTGTGCGTCTTGCTCTGGGCGTAGCTGCCGCCGCCGCTGTCCGAGGTGAGGGTCTGCCCGAGTATGGCCTTGCTTACCTGTTCGTCACAGTAGCGGGCAAGCCGCTCATAGAGGTCGGTCGAGCTCGCCTTCTCGGTGTTCACGAACTCGATCGTCGTCCCGTCCGGGAAAATGCCCGCCGCGTCCGCGCCGATCTGGGCGAGAGCTTGCATGAGGGCCCGCTTGTCGTCCTCACTGGCCCCCGGCTGATACTTGCCCAGGCGGAGCGGCATCCCGTAGACTTCACAGAACGCGACCCAGTCCTTGAGGGTGTAGTTCTTGAACAGGTACATCCAGGCGACCACGCGGAGGACTCCGGCCCGGGACGGGTGCCCGCTGCGGGCCTTGTAGCGGTGGAGGATGAACTTGTTCTTCGGGAGCTCCATCCCCTCGGGGGCCTCGTCTGTCCTGACCCGGAAGGCGTCCTCGCTGTCCCAGAAGAAACGCTTCTGATAGCGGGAGCGGATGTCGCTCACGACGACCCGCCCGGCCTCATAGGCCCACATAATTTCAGAGACGGCGAAGCCCTTCCCGATCGCGTCCAGGAGGTCAAGCATGATGTCCTCGAGCCCCTCGATGCCGTTGATCTGCCCCTCGACGAACTCCGCGATCTCCTTGTCCCTCTCGTCGTCGGAGTCGAAGGGGATGATCTCGAAGTCCAGGCCCGTGACCGCGTTCTTACGGGTTTGGAGCTGCGAAAAGAGATGCGGGTCTTTCTCCTCCATCTCCTCAAAGAGCTCCGCTTGCCGGAGAATGTCGCCCGCGTCGGCCTCCTTGAATATCTCGGCGAGCTTGACGGGGGTGAGCCCGTTCGAGGGGTAGTCGCTGTATTTGTCCGTTACCTGGGCGACGGCGACTTCCCGGGTGTCCGGGCGGGGTGTGGCCCGGGACTGTCCCCGGCGTTTGAGGGAGAGAAATTTCATTCAATCGCCTCCTCGATGCGCCGCTGCGCTTTCTCAAAATATTCGTCGTTGAGCTCGACGCCTATGAACCGCCTCCCCGTCTTTTTGGCGGCGACAAGGGTAGAACCGCTCCCGGCGAACGGGTCGAGGATGAGGTCGCCCGGTTTTGTGACGCTGGTGATGAGGCTTGTCAAAAGGGCCACGGGTTTCTCGGTCGGGTGTATCATCTGTGAACCGTTGAGCTTTGGAAATGTGACAAGATCGCGAGGGCGTCGGCCTGGAAAGCAGTATTTTCCTTTGATTGCAAAGACCACATTCTCGTGTGATGGAGCAAACTGTTTTTTGAGGTCTCCCATTCCGTGCGTTACCTTATCCCAAATAATCTCGCTTTTAACCTGAAAACCCGCGAGTTTCATCGCGTCGATGAATGTCTGCTCGACATCCCAGCGAGTAAAGCAAATTAGACTCCCGCTTCCGGCTGCTCCTGATTTGAGTACGCGAAAAGCGTCGTAGAGGAACCAGATAAAGGGGGCGTTGTCGTTTGCTATCTTCCCGAGGGTGTTAACTTTTCTGTTGCCGAGTTCGTAGTTGATGCCGTAGGGCGGGTCGGTGATGATTGCGTCCACGCTCTCGGGCTCCATCTGCCGGAGCACGGTGAGGCTGTCTCCGTGGATGATTGTGTTTTCTTGGATGTTGATGTGCCCCACCTCCTAAAATGCCCCGCGCCGGAACTTCACGGCGCGGCCTAAAACTGATTTATAGTCGACCTTCCGCCCCACCTTCACGGAGAGGGCCAGCGCGACCGCCATCTGCAAGGCATCGGGCGCGTCGTCGTTCTTCCCCATGGGGTACTTGAGCATCTGGTCGATGAGTGTCTTGTGTTTCTTGGAAAACTTGAGATAGCCATTCTTGACGAACGGCTGCAAGCTCTGGATGCGGGCGTCTTTGTTCTGGACGCTGTTGATCTCCTCGATGGGGAGATACTCTCCGCACTCCGCCGCCCGCTGCCGCATGATCTCGGCAAAATAGTATTGAAATTGAACCGCTTCGACGCCGAACTTGTAGAAGGGCTTCTTGTACTCGCGCCGGAGCCTCCGGGAGTCGTCCAGGGCGTCGTCGATGATCTTGTCCGGCTTTCGCTTCGCTATGTCGGCGATCACGACGTAGAGGTAGCCCGAGGAGGTGTCCTTCGCGAGGCCGATGATCGCTGAGGTGTCGCTTTTGCGGTTCTTCCCCAGGGAGGGGTCGTTCGCCCCCACGAAGATGAACCGCGACTCGGAGAAGTCCGGGACGGTTTTCCCGTCGTCGTCATAGTAGTCGAACCACTCCTCGGCGAAGGCGCAGTTCTCGGGGTCGATGGGCTCGTTCTGGATTTCGGAGGAGAAGGACGCCTCGCCCTCGGATATTCTCATAACCATGAGGGCATAGTAGGGGAGCTTCTCCTCCCACAAGACCGCCGTGCTTTCCAGCATCTCGGCCTCGTTGGCCTTGAAGAACGCCTCGGCGTCCTGTTGGTGCGCCGGGTTCTCGAGGTCGGTGTAGATACGCTCCCACGCCTCCCATAGTTCCGTGTGGGTGGCGAAGGAGATGATGCCCTTGTAGCGGGCCGTCACATACTCGGGGTTCTTCGCCACGTTGGCGAGGAGGGCGTCGTAGTGGAGCAGCGTCCCAATATAGACGATGTCCGTGTAGGTGTCGCCCGCTTTCGAGACGGCCTTGTAGAACCAGTCCCGGAGCTTCTTCCGCTGCTCGGGCGTGTTGACGTTCTCGTCGTTCTCGAGATCGTCGCATAGAATGAGGTCGGGTCGCCATTGTTTATGGCGTCGACCTCTGATCTTCTTCCCCGCGCCCAGCGCCTCAATTTTGACGCCGTTCGAGAGGAGGATGACCGACGCCTTCCAGACTCGGCCCTTGAGCTCCCCGAAGTCCTCCCGGAGCGCCGCGTTCTCCTCGAGCTCCGTCTTGAGGTCATTGAGGAAGCCCTCGGCCTGCTCGGAGCTGTCCGAGAGGATGATCTCGTAGTGCTTGTAGCCATAGACGGAGGAGTGCAGCGAGTCCTTGAAGGTGAAGGTCGTGCTCTTTGCGTGTCCACGAGGGGCCTCGACCGCCCGTCGGCATCCGTTGGCCCGGCTGATCTTCTTCGCGTCCGTCAAGGGGTTCATGCCCTTCATGACGCCGTCGCGGAAGATGCGGTCGAGCTCCTCATGAAATGGGGGCGAGGGTCTCACGAAGTAGTGGGCGAGGTAGGCCCGCCCGAAGTAGCCGAGGTCGATCGCCCCGAGCTGCTTCCGTAGCCCTTGCGGGCCTGTGAGCGGGGCCCCGCCCCGGAAGTCCTCGAGGAGCTGCGCCC